GTACTATTGTTGGTAATGGTTATGATGAATTGTTTATCATTCCAAAAAAGAATTTAAAGATAGTTGACGAAGAAGCGAAGATTAATCCAGATATGTCAATTGCTAAAATGAAATCAGAATTTGGTAAGACTTTAAAAACTAAAAAGATATCCAGAGTTTTACTGAATAAATTTGTGGAAAGAGTTGCCTAAATGAAAAAAATGACTAAGTGCGACATGTTGACACAGCAATTAATTCGTAAAGCGTTGAAAAATAAAGGTTTTATTATGCCAATAACGCTTGACTTTAACCACAAACTGTGATAGGATATAGACTATATTATGAAAAAAAATGAAAGGACTACAATTATGTTAAACGAGAGACAAAAAAAGTTTGTTGACCTTGCTGTTAAAGAACTTGGTACTGATACAGTAACAAGAAAGCAAGTACAAGAACTTGAAACTAAATTTAACCTTACTGGTAACAGTTGGTTAGTAAATTCAGGAGATTACAAAGTGGGCAGAGGCGTATATAAATTACCTACTGACGGTGTTGTAAACCCTAGTAAGAATATCAAACAGAAATTGCCTAAGACTAAAGCAGTTGCTGAGACAGTTACTTTAAAAGAGACTGCTCAAAATACTGAGAGTTTAGTTCCTAATAAAGAGGCAACTTTCGTATCATTTGGTAATTACAAAGATATTAAGAATATTGTAAAATCTAAAATATTCTATCCTACATTTATCACAGGTCTTTCTGGTAACGGTAAGACTTTAGGTGTTACTCAAGCGTGTGCTGAGTTAAAAAGAGAATTAATTAGAGTTAACATAACAGTTGAAACGGACGAAGATGATTTACTTGGTGGTTTCAGACTAGTTGACGGTGCTACAGTATGGCATGACGGTCCTGTTGTTGACGCTATGAAGCGTGGTGCTCTTCTATTGTTAGATGAGATTGACCTTGCTTCAAACAAAATTATGTGTTTGCAACCTATCTTAGAAGGTAACGGAGTGTTCCTTAAAAAGATTGGTAAATTTGTTGAACCTGCTGAAGGTTTCAACATTGTTGCTACTGCCAATACTAAAGGTAAAGGTAGTGAAGACGGAAGATTTATTGGTACTAACATACTCAATGAAGCTTTCTTAGAAAGATTTCCTGTTACTTTTGAACAAGAGTATCCTCCTGTAAAAGTAGAACAGAAAATTTTAGATAATGTTATGTCCGCTTATGCTTTAAAGGATCCTAAGTTTACTGAGAACCTTGTTAAATGGGCAGATGTTATTAGAAAAACTTTTTATGATGGCGGTGTTGATGAGATTATTGCTACTAGAAGACTAGTGCATATCATTAATGCTTTTGCTATCTTTAAGAATAAACTTAAAGCTGTTCAAGTTTGTGTAAACAGATTTGATGACGATACTAAAAACAGTTTCTTAGATTTATATTCTAAAGTTGACGCTGGTGTTAACATGGAAGATATATCTGGAAATGCGAATGATGTTGACGCAATAAACATGGAAGAGGAAACTCCAAGTGTTTAATAAAAACATTCATAATGTAGACCTCGTATCCGTGGGCAGCAATGTCCACGGATTTAAAACAAGCGGGTGTGGTATAGAAGTATTACGCCAGTTTACCAAACTGGAAATGCAGGAGCGTTACCTGCCATCCGCTCCAATAAAGGGTATATTATGTCAATAACTGTTGTAGTAAAAAACAATAATGTTGAAAAAGCAATCAGACAGCTTAAGAAAAAACTTATGAGAGAAGGTGTAGTGAAAGAGTTGAAGACAAGACAATACTATGAAAAACCATCAGAAAAAAAACTCAGATTAAAAAAGGAAAACATTAAGCGTGTCCTGAAAAACAAAAAACTAAGGGAAAGGGAACAATAAGATGTTAAACTTTATAAAAGATTTCATTAGCGATAGTGAAAAGACGACCAAGACAAACAAGAAAACGAAAGGAAAAGTTGTTATGGGAAGAGCTAAAATAGCGAATAGCACTAAATTTCTTAACGCCATGTTAAGAGGTGCAAGTGTGTCATGGACTGACGCACAAGAAAAATTTAACTTAAAGAGACCAAGAGCGGTTGTAGATAAGTTAAGAGAAGAAGGATATTGCGTTTATGCCAATAAATCTTCAAAAGGTACTAGTTACAGAATTGGTACACCTTCAAAAGCGATTGTAGCCGCTGGCTTAATGGCGCTTGAGGGACAAGCATACGCATAAATAGTTTATCTAGGTAGCTCGTAAATCCTAGGTAAGTCTTGCCTCTCGTAAATGCAAGACATTGAGTTTGGCAGTATCTCTTTAAAAACTGCCACTTGAAATATGAAATTTAATGATTATATAAATACTTACGAAGCATGCCATAAGGGTGTTTCAATTTATATAAAAAATAACTTTGCTTTAACAAAAGGAGGTTCAAATGACCAATTACAAAGCACTATCTATTTTTAATTCACTTAAACCATTTACTGTAGGGTATGATGATTTATTTTCGCATTTTGACGAAATGACAACTCATCTTCCTCACTTGACAGCAAATAATTTCCCACCATACAATATTGTTAAACATGACAGTAACAAGTATGATGTTGAAATGGCATTAGCAGGATATAGTAAAGATGATGTTATAGTTGAATACGAAAACAATCAATTAACAATTAAATCAAAACCATATCCTAAAGACGAAGAAAAGGAAGATACAGAAACAATACACAAAGGTATTGCTAAAAGATATTTCTCTAAAGTCTTTACGATTGCTGATGACGTTGAAGTCAAAGGTGCAGAACTAAAAGATGGTTTGCTTAAAGTAGGTTTAGAACGAATTGTTCCAGACCACAAGAAAGCAAAAACTTTTGAAATTAAGTAAATAGATGGGGCGGCTTAATCGCCGCCCTTTAATTATATTATGATATTAGACCTATTTAAAATACCACTATACTCCGTAAATCTAAACTTAGATACACAAAAAATTTCTGAGTATTGTTTGTTACATCAAATAGATAATGATGGCAGACAAGTTTCAAATGCAGGTGGTTATCAATCTAAAGACTTAGTAGGTGAACACCCACAATTAAATGACCTGTTTATACAAATAGAAGAACATGGTAAAAGTTTTGCAGGTGATTTACATTTAGGTAAAGTATTATTAGATAATATATGGATTAATATTAACGAATACAAAGACCACAATTTACCACATGTACATAGCGATTGTGCCTTGTCTGGTGTATATTACACTAATGTACCAATCAATGGTGGTGAGATTGCCTTTAAGCATCCATCAGCATATATCAAACACGAATGGAAGAATCCACATATCAATACAAGTTATACAAGTAGTAATATTGGCATGCCAGTACACGAAAATTGTTTGTATATTTTTCCATCTTGGTTAGAACATTTGGTAATGCCAAATATGTCTATGGATAAAAGAATTTCAATTAGTTTCAATTTGAAGCTTGACAAAAGAGTAATTTTATGATAGGATGTATATTATGAACTACAAATTTAAAGAAAAAATTATCTTAGATGATGTGATGAAATATATTGATAACACTTACGGTGGTCATTATGCACAAAGTCAAAGACAATCTACAGAAAACATTATTGACCAAGGACATGGTGATGGTTTCTGTATGGGTAATATTATGAAATATACCCAAAGATATGGCAAAAAAGAAGGCAAGAATAAGGCAGACCTTATGAAAGTTATTCATTATGCCATAATACAATTGTCCCAAGACCACTACAAAGAAGAAGAACGTCCTCTTGGTAGTGTGATGTCTGAAAAACTTAATAATAACTAAGGAGAATATATAATGCAATTAAGCGAAAGTACAAAAGAGATACTTAAAAACTTTTCTGAGATTAATCCAAACTTGATGATTAAACCAGGTAAACAATTAAAGACTATCTCTACAATGAAGAATATCCTTGCTACAGCAAATGTAAGTGAAGATTTTCCACAAGATATTGCTATCTATGACTTGAATGAGTTTTTAGGTGTAATGTCATTATTTACAAAACCACAGTTTACCTTTGATGACAAATCGTTATCTATTGGTGAAGAAGGTACATCAACAAAGTCAAAATATTACTTTGCTGATCCTTCAATCTTAACTGTTCCACAAAAAGATGTAAAAATGCCTGAAGCAGAGGTACAGTTTACTCTAACTGAAACAGATTTAACTAAAGTAAAGAAAGCAGCTGCAATGTTACAATTGCCTGATATTTCTATTTCATCAAAAGGTACTGATATTACATTATCTGCTATTGATAAAAAGAATGATACTGCTAATAACTTTAGTATTAAAGTTGGTGAAACAAACTCTAAATTTGAGTTTCATTTTAAAACAGAACATTTAAAAATGTTACCTGGTGATTACAATGTATCTATCTCATCAAAGTTAATTAGTAATTTTAAACATAAATCAAAACCAATTCAATATTGGATTGCTTTAGAAAACACAAGTAAATTTACTGGCTAATTAGATGAGGAATATATTATGGAAAACTTTTTATGGGTTGAACAATATCGCCCTAGTAAGATTGATGAATGTATCTTACCTACAGAAATTAAGAATACATTTAAACAGATAGTAAAACAAGGAGAAATACCTAACTTATTATTATCTGGTACAGCAGGTACAGGTAAAACTACAATTGCGAAAGCATTATGTAA